GTGTTTACATTTATCGGTGGGTTGGTTACCTCTATACAGAAAACATTCGGCGGTCTAATTGACTTCATTACAGGTGTTTTCTCAGGCGATTGGAACAAAGCATGGCAGGGTATCTACGACTTCTTCAAAGGCATTTGGGACGGCATTTGCGCCGTGTTTAAGTTCATTATAAACGCAATCATTGACGGCATAAATGCGTTGTGGACGGGTATTTATAACTTTGTTTCGGGCGTTGTTAATTCAATCGGCGGAATAGCCGGTATTATCGGAGCGGCTTTTGGACAGGATTGGAGCTTTTCAATGCCTGAAAATCCGCCTCTCATTCCGAGATTTGAAGAACCCACGGAATCACCGGCACGAAAATTTGCAAAAGGCGGTATTGTTAAAGCTCCGACACTTGCGGTTGTCGGCGATAACGCAGGCGCTAACAGCGGTAACCCTGAGGTTATTTCTCCTCTTAACAAGTTACAGGGTATGCTCGACAATTCGGGCGGTCAGGATACAGTGATTCTCACACAAATTCTTGACCTGCTTAAACGCATTTATGAAATGTTCATTATCTTTCGCAATAACGGCGGCAACACTTATTCATTTACTGCCGAGCTTGAGGGTTCAACGCTTTTTGAAGAAATGATAAGACAGGATGAGCTTTACAGACGCAGACACAACGGTAAATCCGCATTTGCATAAAGGGGGAAATGATATGTCAAATTATAACGGCTATTTGCTTAAATTCGGAAACAACATAATGCCGAATAAGTACATTACCGCATTTTCGTCAACTCCGAATCAGCGACTTGAAACTTCTGCGGAACGAGATCAGAACGGTACGCTTCAAAGGGCAACGCTGCCAAATTACAAAACAAAAATTTCGTTTTCAACTCACATTCTTCATCTTGACGAAAAGATTGATTTTCAGTCGATTATCAACCTCTCAATGGCGAATAAGTTACAGAGGAAGTGCAGGGTAACTTATTGGAACGATGAAACGAACAGCTATTACACCTCTTATTTTTATATTCCCGATATTGAATATACCGTAATGAATGCCGAAAAGAATGATATAACCTATCAGCCGATTACTGTTGAGCTGATTGAGTATTAAGGGGTGATAAAAACGCTTGTATCTAAAGAAATTGCTGATAAGCTGAAAACAAACACACTTTACAACACCGTTGCCCTGCATTCTCCTGACGGCAGTTTTGAGGATATAACCGGCGAAAGTATCGTGCTTGACAGCTTTTCACTTGAAAATGAAATCGTTGAAAAAGAATTGAAATTCGGCGGTTGCATAGCCTCTGAAATGAGCGTGAAACTCATTGATTATGATTGCTCGGCTTTGATAGGAAAGACGGTACAGGTCATCATAACGGCAACATATCTTGAATCGGAGCTGTATCCGTCAGATGATTTGTACCCGTCAAATACTCTTATTTGTCCTGCCGAAACAGGAACGGTTGAATGTCCTGTTTTCTACGGTAAAATTCAGTCGGCTCAAAGAGATAAAAAACAGCGTAACATCGTCAAAATCACAGCCTATGACGCTTTTTATGATATGTCAAAGGTGGATATGTCTTTGTGGTTTGCAGGCAAAGAGAACGAGGACGGCAGTTTTGCTTATGGTTATGCGCACTATCAAAAAGACGATAATTTTAAGAGCTTTTATTCAATAATCGCAGAATTTGCCAAAGATTATGCAATTACAGGGGTTTCACCGCCGAGCTTATCTGTCTTTAGTGTACCACTGAAATTTGATGATACCTGCGTGGAAAAGGTTATAAAGGACATTACCTTGTCAGATTTAATCCAAGCTTATGCAGAGTTAACTTTGAGCTTTGCCGTTATAGATGCCGACGGAAAAATGCGTTTTAAAAGGCTGTATTCTCAATCTTCCGTTGAAACAATCGATTCGTACAAAGATTTATCCTTTGAAGATTACGAACTTGAGCCTATCCGTATGTACAGTGCTAAGTTTGCTGATAAAAAAGCGTTTTTGTATGGCAACAGTAACGATTTTTCGTGGTATGTTTCCGATAACATTTTGATGAGGTGCAGAACAACAGCAAGTGATATCGGCACAAAATATAATTCTGTTAATTTTTTTGGTGATGTATATAAATACCGCCCGACAAAAATTAAGCTGTTTTCGTATTGGTGGCTTGAGGCAGGCGATAAGTACACAATTAAAACTCCGTTTGAAGATTTGCCGACAATCGAAACATTTGTGTTCAATAAGAAAATGGACGGATTTATAACTGCCCTCACATCAAAGGGCGAAAAACGATTAGGAAAGGAAGTAAAAGAAAATGAACAAATACAATAAAATTGTCTTTGTGAACGGCTCTGCTCCGCCCCTCAATGCCGACAACCTCAACCATATGGACGAGGGGATTGAACGGGCAACAGACGGAGCAATTGCACTTGAAACCGAAATAACCACGGCACGAGGCAGTTTTAATTCACTTGGAGCAAGGCTTAACGGGATTGATTCTTCTGTTTCTAATAAAGCTGACAAAAGCACGGTCAGTCAGTTATCGGCACGAATGCAGACGGCAGAGAAAGCCCTTACAGGCAAGGCAAACGCAACAGACGTAGCCAATGCACTTAAATCAAAAGAAGACAATTTAAACAAAGTGAGCTCCAAAACGGACATTACAGACAGCAGCGCTAATTATCCGAGTATTAAATATCTTAACGATTATTATTACAATGCGAGCGAAACCTACTCATCAGAAGAAACGGACAAGCTTCTTGCGACTAAATACGATTCGTCAAATATTGAAAGCGGAACATCAACTCTTACACCGTACTCAACCGTTGCCGATAAAATCAAAAGTGCAAGCTGTACATATAAGACGATTGGCGACATCGTAATCGTCAGTGCAACCGTCAAAATGAATGCTGTTACAATTGGAGCAAGCAGTACATATCTGCTGATTGATTTGCCATACAAGTGCATTGCTGTGGATAATGTTTTTTGTGTCGGCATTTCAAACCTCGGCAAGATTTTTAAATTTGCCATTCCGAAAAATAACACTTGGCTACAGTTTTCGACTCAGGATAAGACCGCATATACATTCGCAGACGGCGAGCAAATTAATGTGATTTGCTTGTACAAAATTAAATAACGGAGGTATGAAAAAATGGAATTAAAAGAAAAAATCACACTGGATATGCTCACAAGGGACAGCGTTTCGGTACTCAGACAGCAGTTTTTGACCTTTAACGGTGAAGAAATGCAGGTCGGCGGAAACATCCGCAACGCATATATGAACGATGAATCAGGCAGAGAACAGTTGAGAAAGGTTCTCTCTGACGAATACTTCAACGCCGTTATGGCAGTATGGCAGTGA